AAGCTTGGCGGTTCTGTGGGTTAACAGCAAACACACCATCGATCTGGATAACGTCACCTTGCTTCAGACCAGCAGTAGCGGTCGTTGCAGTTAACGCAATAGTCGAAGTTGTAGCCCAGCCAGAAGTCAAGAAACCAGTAGCGGTAGTGGTTGCACAAGCCAGGGTCGCAGTTGAATACGATCCAAAAGTTTGTGCCACAACGTTTTGGTCCATGTACCAATTCATACCAGCGGAATCACGGCCCATCATGCCTTTGGTGTATTGTTTACCGATTACGTCAGATGGAACGAACAAACCTTTCAAGCTGTCAACAATAGTTGCAGATGTAAAGGGTTCGATCACACATGAACGGCGACCATCGCGTGGTGCGCCTTCAGAATCAAGAAACGCGCCAGCGGTCAAATAGGTAATTAAACCAGTTGGGGGTGTGCCAGCTGTGCCAACAATGTTAGCGGTGTTGTTCTTAGCCATTGTCAAACCGTCAAAGTCCACCTTGTTAGCAATTGCTGCAACGGCGGGTTTGAGAATGCGATCCGAAAATGCGTCCAATGACAAAGCCAGGTCTTGGCTAGTAAATTGGGTGTCAACGTGGAACTGTGTAGACAAAGTAACGGGTACTGAAGTCTCGTTAAAGTCTTCAACGTTCAATGCTGGTCCAGTAGTTCCAACAAATCGACCAGGGCGGCGAACGTTCAAAGTCGCACCGATTTTCGCGCCAGTAACGGCAAATTGGTCATCATAGTTGCGATCGACTTGGCCTGAGAAGGTCAACTCGTTTTCCAAAACCATTAAGGCTTCGTTTGTGATCATGCTGATCGTTAGTAAATTATTTGCCATTTAGTTTCTCCAAATGTTGGATTGTTGCGTTTGTTTCGCTAGCGGATTCGCCCAGCAAGTCGTGCTGCTTTCCAGGATTGATACGAACCGTGGAATTGACCATCGCTAGTCAGGTTCACATCTCGCCCGTTGGCTGCCGATCTGATAGGGTTAATCGGTGCTGGCGCTTTACTTTTGTTAACAACGGTCTTCGACAATAGCTCTTCGGGTTTTTTCTCGAATTGCGTTTCCAATTTACCAATCATTCTCAAAGCGGCTGTCATAGTCATGCCGTTAAGCTTTTCTGCGAGGTCGGGATTTTCTGCCAGGTGATATAAAACGCGAGGTCCAACCTCTGATTCGAAGATCGCATCGCGTACTTCATTGCTTACAGCAACGTCCGCCGATCCGACCATGTCTTCAAAGTCTGGAATCTCTGCCTTCGCTGTTTCCACCCGTTTCGCCCAGGTGTTTACCACCTTCATGCGTTCGGCTTCAACTCTGGCGTTTTCTATTTTCTGCTTTTCTTCCCCTAATCGCTGGTCCACACGATAATCTATGGCAGCTTGTTGATACTCATACATATCTGTGAACTGCTCTGGCTTTGGTTCACTATCAAACTTCGGTTCAGCGCTTGGCTGTGACCTGGCTTGTAGCTCCTTAACCTGGACTTCCAAAGATTCCCTTAGTTCGCGTTCCCTACGGGCTTCTTCCCGTGCTGATTCGCGCTCTTTAGTTATCTGAGAAAACCGCCTTTCCAATTTTGGATTTGGCTTGCGTTCTTCCGTTGCTTTCGCTTCATCTTCACCACTTGGTTCACTCTGGCTTACCTCTTCGGTCGGTTCTGCTGGAGTTTCCTCTACGGCAGCCGCGGCTTCTGAAGGTAATGGATCAGCTAAACCCATTCGTTTGGCGTTAAATTCCGCTAAATTTTCACTTGTAACCACATTGGCTGCAAGTCGTTCTGCTACTTCTGACATTGAGTTTCCTCAAAGAATTTGCCCCGTGAACCCCACGGGTAAAGGTTGTGGGTTTGTACCACAAGATTATTCATTCGTCAAGCTTATTGCATAGGTTGTTGTTCCATTGGCGGCTGCATAGGCGGCTGCATTTGTTCTTGCTGCGTAAACGGATTGGCTTCGTGCCCAATGTCTGCTGCTGCAATGGTTGAATACTGGGCTTGTTCCAGGTTGCGCTTTTCAATTTCTTGCATAAGGCGGTTTGTGTCCATGTTGTGCAGCAACAATTCCACAATCGCTTCGATTTCCGTCTTATTCTGGCTTGTAAGTGAACGGGTATTTTGGTCGTTAACTCTGACTTCTGCCATTGTTTCGGTGTTGTGCGCCCTGGCGGTAACGTCCATAAGCTTGCGCTTGGTTGCGCCTTCTTCGCGTATCTGTGCCACCTGACCGCGGTTGTTGATCTCCAGCTGCGCGGCCTGGAGCTGCTGCTGCATTTCTTGCATTTGCTTTTTGTTGTTTGCCAATTCCATTTGGACCTGGGGCGGCACATCGGATTTTTCGTCCACCTGGGCCATTGGGTTCATGGATGCCAGGCGGTCGGCTATTACGTCCGCACCAGGGAAATCCATATTTCTAAACACCAGGTCGCCAGCGATATTAAATAGCTGTTCATTACCCGTTAGCAGCGGCATCATGGCTTCTACTGCTTGCTGGCGCTTGGTTTGGAATCCTGGTCCAGTATCCATAACCACATCGTATTCGCCGACCGTCACATCGTTTAGCACTTTGCCCACTTCGGTTTTCTCGTTAATCGTGGTCATGTCAGGCTGTCCGTCCGATCCAATAATCCGCATCACGCGGTTTGTGTCGTAGATGTACGGGATCAAGTCCAGGATGATTTTGCCCGTGTGACGGATCGACCTGGTCATGTTGTCGTAAAAGTGGAAGTTAGACAAATCGACCTGGCTTTGTTGCCCAGCTAATGCCTTGCCCGAAATGTTGCCCGATGGCAGCTGATTGGGATCAAGTATGCCAAGGACCATTTGCAAATCGGCAGATATAGCGCCAGCTGCTTCCATAATGCCCGCGGGCGGTGCTTCTGGCTGCAATCTTTGCGGCACGGGTGCTGGTACGCCTTCTATGTCTTTTTGCTTGTAGCGTAGGACGGGGCTGGATTTGATGTTAGCCAATGCCCATTCGTTTTCGTGGCCTTCGTCTTGGCCTTCTGCCAGCAGCCATTTGGCCTTTGGTGCTAGCGCAACCGATTCGGTCATGCTGGTGCGCCAGAAGTTATACATCCGCTGCGGGTCTTTAGCAAACCTTACCAGGCCGTAGCGCTTGCGGCGATCGTCCACAATTACTTGTGCGCCGTAGCACGGAACAACGGGGATATATTTGCCAGCCCAGGTTTTCTCTTCCAAGATTTCCAGGGCGGTCATCTTGCACCACTTCACGGCCTTGCGGAATGTGTCGCGCTCATCCACCACGGACAAGCCCATCGCTTCAACCTTCTCAAAGAAGTTATCGGAGTCGGCAAAGTGGACCGTGTTATCGCTTAGCTGGTAAAGCTTGGCGCGTTCGCGCTCTACATGGAAATATTCGGCTATGCGAATGTCTTCTTTAGTAACCCAGCTGGCGGTATCGTCACCCGTAGATCGCTGGGTGAAGTTAGCACCATCGTCTGCGTCTGGGTAATATTCGCGGAAAACCTTCTTGTCCATGATGGTCGTGATCAGGCACTTTTCAGCGTCCGATCCGTCTGGCAGCACGGAATTAGGGTCAAAGTAAACGGTAAACGGATTGTCGATTGTGTCGATGTAGATTTCCTGGTCAAACGATGATTCGCTAACGTAGCGGGTGTTTATGCGCCAGTAGCCCCAGCCCATCCGCACGGCGTAGTCAAAGGCCGTATCGTAGGCTGTATCAGCGTTTGAGTTAACTTCGATATGCCTGGTCATGCCTTCGATCACTTGGGCGATCTTGTAATCTGCCAGGTTGTTTACTGGCTGCACTTTAATCCTGGGGCGCTGCATACGCTGCTGGTTTGTTACCTGGCGGATGTAGGCATCGATCTTGTTAATCGTCAAACAAGGGCGGGCTTCAACGTTGCGCGAGTTCTGTATCTCCACGGGCCATTGGTCACCAGCTGCAAACTTAATATCTTGCAAAGCTTCGGCGCGGTTAGCAGAATCCGCATCATTACTCAAATGCCAAAAGTCTATTGCCTTCTGGATGCGTTCGTCTTTAGCTTCGTTTGTTCGTGCCATTGGTGTACCTCTTTAATTTATTATCCCATCCAACCAGCGACCATTGCAACCTGGGCCTTGGGTTTTCTGGCTGCTGGTTCTTTAATCATTAGCGCAATGTATCTAAATGCGTCCGCCCCGTGGGAGTAGTGGTCATGTAGCGGGGTTCTACTGAACTGGCCCGATACTGGATCGACTTCATATCTGTAGTGGCGTAGGCAATTGATCCCTTCGGCAGCATTATCGCGGTCGAAGTAGCAGCTGGGGAATATTGTCCTGGCAGCGTTGATCGAATCAAGGATTGGCACACGGGGCAATATCTGGGTTTTGTATCCAGCTGCCCGCACTATGTCATCAATGGACCGACCAGCTGCAGCCAGGGTTTTATTCTCTGCGTCATGTGGCAGCCATACCTTGTCGTACACATAACCAAACGTTTGCATGGTTGCCAGGTAGTGGCTAATGGTCTTCTGGCTGTCTTCGATGTAGCGGATTAGCCTGGTTTCCATACCCACAAACTGCAAAAACCAAATGGCTGTGCTATCGGCCCATCCCAGGTCAAACACGGCATGAACTGGTTTGGTTGCGTCATATGGGACTTTGCACAACCGCCCATCTAATTCTGCTTGCTGCAGCTCCTTGGCGAAGATAGCGCCATCGACTGATTGGCGGCATAGCCCTTCCCATACCTGGTTATATGCTTCCAGGTCGCGCTGCTTTAGTGCGTCCTTTTCTAGCATCAACGTGTCGGGAAACCAAGGGTTATCGCTCCAATTGATCTTTATCTGGATGCAGTCCTTTGGCGGCTGCAGCACAAACCGCTGATAAGTTTCGTCTGTTTCCAGCTCTGGGTTGAAGCTAATCCATATCTCGCTGCCCTGTTTGCGAATGGTAGGAATTAGGATGTTCCAGGATAAGCGGCTGGTTGTTTGGGCTTCTTCAACCCAGGCTATATCAACGCCTTCATAAGATTTAATGTTGGCAATATTGTTTTTAAGTCCCGCAAACGCAAACTCTGTTCCGTTCTTGCCGCGTATGCTGTTTTGGGTTATCTCATAGAAACCCAGCAGTCCAAGCGCTTCGATCTGGTCGCATAACAGCTTGTGGACGCTGTCTTTGATGGATGTTTGGAATTCCCTGGCGCAAAGGATTCGCATTGGGTCTTTAGCGCCTTTGATCAGTAGCGCCCTAGCTATGCCCCAGCTCTTAGCTCCACCCCGTCCACCGTATGCGACTTTGTAGCGGCTTTTCTCAAACAAGCCCCTGAGCTTAATTGGGAATTCCGCTTTAGCTATCGCCTGGTTGACTATGTCATTCATTCGGCTTTACAAATGTGACCTGGATGCCTTGCAGCAGCGGTGCGCCGTTCTCCCCCGTGATCTCAGTCTTGGTGCTTTCCCGATACTTCTTGGGGAATCGTGCAGCCATTGACCTGGACCAGATTGCGCTGTTTAGCTTTGATCCGTCTTTGTTCTCGACCATCATGTTTTGAGCTATGTTCTCCCACCAATCCAGCTCTAATTCCTTTGCCATCTCCAAGGCGCGTAAAAATTCTGGAAACTCATCTCTCCAGTTATACATTGTCTTTGTGCCCACCCCGATTTGTGAAGCAATTTGTTCTATAGATTTGCCTAATCGTCCTAGCTCAATAATCCTTTCGCAGTATGCGGGATCATATTGGCTAGGGCGACCTACGGGGCGCTTAACTTCTTCTGTCATTTCTTAGCTGTCTTAGCGGATTGCTTAAATGCTGCAGCTGTGGGTGCGCCTTTAGTGCCAGGCGAACGCATACGTTCTACGGGCTTGCCTTCGGCCTTTTGCTTGGCGATCCGTTCTTGCTTTTTGTGGATGTTGGCATAAAGTCCAGGTTTCATTAGCAGTTCCAGTTCTTTAGTGATGCCTTAGCCCGTTCTGCTGGGCCTTTGGCGTTTTTGACTACACCTTCCATCCTGGCGCAAAAGCTGGCCTTGCGGCCTTCGTCTTTTTTGGTCTTCGGATTAGGTGCTGGGGGCTTTAAATTGCTATTGTTCTTGGCGTTGTATTCAGCACGGCCTTTAGCGGTCATGCCCGCGCCCTTGTCCGTTGGGTTGTAGGTCTTACCCTTCCCCGTTGTCTTGTGCGCTATCGGCTTTGTTTGCGGCATTGGTTTGGTCCAGTTGGGTTAACCAATATTGGCAGTCCTGAATCGCCCCGCTAATCGCCTGGAGGTTTTGCTCCATTTGACGGGCCTGGGCGGTCAGGGTTTCAATCCTGGCTTTTAGGGCTGCTTCGTTCACAGTTGTGCAACGTGAATAATGCCAAAATTGATTGTTAGGGCTTCAGACAATGAACCACTACTAACATTAGAAATTACAACCGTAAAAGAACCAGCTGCTACAGCTGCAATGCTTAACAAATAAGTTCCCGCGGTTGCTGCGCCAGATGCTAGGGCAATTACTGGAATATCTAATGCGCTTGCTGCGCTATTAGTAACTACAAAAGCCACTTCACCAGCAGCCGCTAACGCTGCATTGTTGGTCACAATTTGACCAGCTGCGGCATTGAGCGTTACGCCCGTTGATTTGCTAGTGGCCTGGGTAACAGAAACGCCAGAAGTTGTTGTGCTGCCAGTTGTGTAACCTAATTGCCCTGTGATATTGTTCACTAGGGAATAATTGGCATCGATAATATCTTGGTCAAGATATGCCGCGCCAATTGCTATTGAATTTGACATGATGTGATCCTTAAAAGAGTTAGGTTTGTGGATTATGCTTCAACTACGGCACAAATGTCCGCTTCTTGAATTACTTGGTAATCTTGACCGCCCACGTTATGCGTAGGCCAATTCAAATAGTCACCGTTTCCGTATTTAACAAAATCGCCGACTTTTACTTCTGACACCATTGGGCCAATCGCCATGATCGTGCCTTCGTTAAATGGTTCTTTGTTGTTTACCACGATGATTTCGGATAGCGTCCGCACCTGGGGACGTACCACTACGCGGTCACGCAACGGCTGCAGCATCTTTTTTCCTTGTGTATTTGCGTTTGGGGGCTTCTGTAACCGTGTCGGTCATTATGTCGTACACGGGCATTTGGACCAGGGCCATAGGCGCTAGAACGTGTTCACCACACCAATCGTTTTCGTGTTTGTTTAACATTTGCGGGTAACGGCGGCAGCTGCCCATAATTTGGGCGTTCTTAAAGAACAAACAAGTAGCGCAGCTAGACACCGCGAGTTCCATCCATGTCTTCGCGCATAACCGCTTTGTTCAAACCAGCAGCCAGGCGTTCAGCCAAGCCTTTGTTTTCCGCTTCAAACATTCTCATTTCCCGATGTTCAGCGGGCGTTAGCGCCTTTAGTTCCCCTGTAAATGGCATCACTAATTCGCTCCGTTCCGCCGATACCGCTGGAACGTACTCTTTCGAGTGTTTCATACAACCTCCTTTTAACTTCATTTTCCTCTAATTTAGGCAACTTGTCAAGCTGGCTTGCTCTGGCGTTGCCCCTACCTAATGAATTGTCAACAATTTGAATATTCACACGTTTGTTTTTGGCGTATTTCTTTTGCAGCTGTTCGATCACCTGGCGCGAACCTAAGTGGGTTTTTAGATGTTCACCAATTGGGACGGTCCTACCTGATCCCTTTTCCTTTTCCATCCTGTGCGCCCGTGACAATGCGCCATTTTCTAGCGCTTCCGCTGGGTCGCGGTAGGTATAAACAATTCGGACCTTACGTTTGGCTTCCAGGGCTTGCTGTATTTTTTTGTCCGCCGATGAAAACTTGTTCATGTTGGTGTCGTAGATCATTTCGGCTTTTGCAAGCGCTGGATCGACTTTTTCCAATATGTCCAGGGCCGTGGTCTTACCCGCACCAGTTCCACCCGCGCTAAATACGACCGTGTTATCCATGCCCTTGGGGGTCGGCTGGGAGAGTCTGTCGGCATATATTTTTTTCATGAAGCTACTAGCGCCTTCGTGAATGTCCGCCGACCTGGTTCGGTCTTCCCGATAGTGCTGGGACATTTCTCGCGCTACATCGGTGTTAATAACTCGCCCACCCTTTGATTCTGGGTGTGCTGCGTATTCTTCCACCAGCTGCGGATATTGTGTTTGTATCCGATTGAAATATTCTTGGTCCGCTGGATGCATCTGCGGCTGCTGCGGGGCTGGCGGCATAAACGCCGAAACCCTGTTCATGCTAGGGTCGGCCTGTGGTTGCCCCGCCGCCATCATTGCGGTTAGGGGATTAGCCATTACTGACAGCTTTTACGGTCGTGCGAGTAGCAAACACCGCTGGATTTGCCACCATCAAATTTTTTGTCCGCGCCCATTTTATTGGTCATTGCGTTAGGAATGTTTTTCATTGCGCTACCGCGTTCGCCAGATGCATCGCTAGCTTTGGCGTTGCCTGACATTGTGGCGCTTGCGCCGTAGCCCTTTGGTTCGTTCTTCATCATATTTGCCATGATTTTTCCTTAGTCTAAGTAGCGGAGTTTATACAACGTACTGTTAATTAAATCTGCGATTTCGTCAACAATATTTTGTAATTCGGTATCCTGGGGTAGCTCCTTGCGGGCTTCCAAGACAAATTTCTTCATGCTGGTTAAATACTTTACGGGTTCTTTTTCTGTATGAAATTCGTCAGGGAATTTTTTAAGCTGTTCATAGCTGCCCATATACGCTTCTGCGTATCGATCAACCAAGTCAATAATTTGAGCATAGTATTTCCTTAAAGCTTTGTGCTTGGAAAATGATTCTGTGGACCAATGCATGAAATGCGTTACCGTGCTGGAATGCAGCAAAGTGGCGACAAATTCGGCTACTTCATGGTTCATGTTTGCACTATATCACTATTTGATTTCGACCACATCTTTTCCTTTGCTGCGTAAATAGTTGGCTGTCTTGGTGATCATGGTTTCATAAACCGACCTGGATACGCTGGTCCGTTGTAGGTCATGGTAGGCGCAGATTTCCCGCAAAGCATTGATGCCTACGCCCGACAATCCCATCTTCATGGACTTTTGGTAGCGCCTGGCTGCTTCGGTCATAGCCTGGCAACCGTCTTCGCAGTAGGGCAGCACTTCTGGACCTATGCCGCTTTTGCCCATCATTTCGGCAATGTTCATCATGTCCACCAGCACCCGCCAATCTTCAACCGTGCCCCAGCCCTTAACCATTGAATCAAATGCGCTCAGTTCCCGCATACGCAGTTTGTCTAACAAACGGTCTTCTGTCACCCTAGCGCCAGCAATCGCGTGGATTATTGGGTTAATCGTGGTTGACCAAATTTTGCGCTGGCATTTTTTCCTCATGCTTGTCCCCTTGCTCTGATTGCGTCTGCTATTTGCCATTCAAGTTGGTCAAGCAAATCAACAATAGAATCTCCATGACCAGTCGCAAAACCTTTATTCATAATCCAGTTAGCCACCACCTCACGCTCTTGATTCATTGCCCAACGAATAGCATCTCTTGTGCTTGCATGACCTTGTATAGCCATCTCAATGATTTCATCTTGTGTCATGTTCTATTCCCTTTTGCGCCATCCAAGCTAGCAACCATTCAATGAATTCTGATCCCTCTTCCACGGTGAATTTGTGGCTTTGTATTCCCAGCTGCACCACCCGTTCACCGTCCAGGCTGGGCGCGATCTTGCCCAGCTTGCGGTTTGTCTCATGTGCCCATTGGTCAATTAGCAGCCTTTTCCAATCGTCCGCCGACCAGGTCGATCCAACCTTTTTCATCTCAGCTGCAACTTTGTGGATTAGCGCGTGAAACATATCGTTTTGGTCGCTGCTTCGCCTGGCTTGTTTAATTTCTAAACGCATACGCCGCCCAGCTTGCAGCCCTTCTTTAACCTTGGGCCAGATTTCCTTCATTACCACCGCGGCTTGCTGTGGGTTGTGCAGTTGAATAATCATGTGTGTTCGTGGATCATTACGTTTGCGCCTGGTTCTAGGGAATAGCACTTCATAATGTGGGCTTCCACAATTTGGCTATCGTCCGCATAAACAATTCCATTCATTGCGTCAGTAATACTTTTATAGCAATTATCCAAATCTACGCGTTTAGGATATTCCAAACCGTTTAAACAAGCTTCCGTGCGTTTTTTTGAGTAGGACGCTGGAACTGCATACCGAAGATACAAAAACACGGTTAAATGGCCTTTTAACGGCTCTGAAGCCCCTATTGCTTGTCTTGCCTTAAACCCTACTAAGGTTTCGTATTCCAAAGTCTTCGAATCCGTGTAAGTTTGGACAAATGTTCCGCGCCTAGCAAACCGCGGGCGGCCCTTGGGGACGGGATCGCCTGGTATTTCAAAATTGACGATAAACATTTTTTAGCCTATTCATGTTGTCGCGCAGCTGGTCAGCTGCAGCTTGTCCGCGTTTCTTGGCAATATCTACCAAGGTTTTAGCCCACCAGTCCATCGCTTCGCCTTTGCCCGTTTCCCGCGTCTTTTTGCGGTAGCGCGTAATCCATTCCCTGGCTTCGCATTCCCTCATGTAATCCATTTAAATCACCCGTCATTTCTAAAGCTTTGTTAACAATGTTAAGCGGATAGCTTTCGCCATCAACAACGCGGTCCAGGATTAGGTTTGCGGTTTGGTAGTTCATTTAAAAATCTTCTTTTTCATACCATTGCGCCACGGTCCTGGGTTCGCTAGGCCGCTTTGCTGGTATGCGCGGACTATCGCTTGACCATTGGTGATGCGAACATTTAGGGCGGTCGCCGCTTATGTGGACCGTCCAGCGTTGATTGCAGCCAGGCACGGAACACATTAATCTTTGTTCTTCGTCAAAGCTAGATTCTTGTTTTTTCTCAGGTTTAGCAAATGTCATTTGGCGTACTTTCCATCGATGATTTTTTGAAAATTAGTGGCATTGACAATCCATTCCAGGTCGGGCCGCCACGTTCGCCCTTTTGTCTCAAACCCATTAGCCAGGGATGTGTCGTTGGCTATGTAACCAAAAAACGAATCCCACCACTTCAATCCCGTTTCCGTGGTTTTGTAGCCTTCGGGGGAATAGGCCGATGGTTTACCAGCTTGAACCCAGCGCTGCCGCATATTGGCCTGGCGGTTGCCTTCCCAGGTTCTTGGCTGAGTTAGGTGTGGCAAATTCTTTTCCCAAAGTTTTAACAATTCGCTATGCGGACAAGGCGGGAACGTAGTTCCAGACAAAGAAGGTTTACCTTCTTTAATATATGGTTCTTGGTTAATGGTTATTGGTTTATGGTTATTGGTTGGTTGAACGTCCGTTGAACGGCTGTTTAACCTTCGTTCTGCAGATGCCTTACCAGCCCTAGACGCTTGTTCAACCTTCGAATGAAAATGTTCTATTTCCTTGTCGGCCCGTGGACTGACAAACCCTTCGTCCGTGGACAAAAAGAATTCGTTTAGGACAGTTAAAACGTCTTGTTCATGATCGCGCATACCAATCTGACGGGCAATGTCGCGCTGCTTAATTGGGTTTTCATGAAGATAGTAAAAATCCAATAACCGCCGATATGCCAGGTCTTCTAGTAGCGAAAGGTGACGGGTGTGGCTGGCGTAGTCGCCGATGTGAAATTGATAGTAATGCATTACCAAACCTTTTTCCCACCTTTGAAAAGAGAACTAGGGCGGGGGGAAGGTGTAACCCCGTTCGGTGCGCTCATGACTTCACACCTAGCCCTGTTCAAAAATTATTCTACTTGAACCATTTTGGATGCAGCACACGCAGCTGCCAAACCCTAGCCTGGGGAACGTTCTTCCATTGGCTAATGGCTGCAGTTGTAATGCCTAGCAGCTCCGCCAGCTTCCTGGCAGAACCCGCTTTTTCGATTGCTTGTTCTTTTGTCATATTCGCATATTAGGTTAGTTGGCTTATTTTGTCAATAACCTACAAAGTTAAGGGGGCTTTATAAATAACGTTTGACAATGTTGTTTAGCTAGCTTAATATTCACCCATGCCCTAGCGAATTGCACGGGGTCTTTTAAAAGGAAATCAAAATGTCAAATCGTCAATACTTCTCATGTGCCGAAACCGCAAAAATGGTTCGCGCAGCTCTTAAAGAGTCTTTCCCAGGCGTAAAGTTCAGCGTCAAGTCCAGCGTTTACAGCGGCGGCGCTTCCATCAATATCCGCTACACGGACGGCCCAACGTATGACCAGGTCAAACTGGTTGCTGGTATGTTTGAAGGCGCTTATTTTGATGGCTTTACCGATTACAAAGGCAGCAATTACAGCAGCCTGGACGGTCAAGAAGTGCGCTTCGGTGCTGACTTCATTTTTGTAAACCGCGACTTTTCTGCTGAGTTTTTAACCACCCAAGTCGCTGCAGCTTGCGCCTACTTCGGTTACGCAATGCCGCAGATCACCGCACCAGCTGGCTACAGCGCTTACATCGCCGACCGCCTGGATTACGAAGTTAACCGCCGCATCATGAACCAGGTGTCAGAAGTTAGCCTTTGCGCCAGCAGCCCCAGCGCCACGTTAGCCCGCGTTGGCTTCCTGGGTGACGATGGTTATGGCTATGGTGCAGTTGGCAGATTAGCAGCATAAGGGGGACAACATGACAAACATTAAAACCATTATCGACAGCTTAACCAAAGTGCAAGCCCAGGAATGGGCAGCCACTACCGAAAAATATTTGTTTGTTGACTATGAAATTGTTTCCAACTTTGGTATCAGCTTAAACGACTTACCAAACAACAATTTGATAGACCAAATCGAAGCCCGTTTTACCCAACTATTAAACGATTAAAGGAAAAAAAATGACAGTCGCAATTTCTCAAATTCCCGCAACCAACCAGGTCGCAACATATCTGAACGAAGAATACGGCATCGCCGCCCTGGTGACCAAGGTTAGCCGCGGCTATGCCGTGACTTTGTTGGATACCGATGCCGAACAAATCGTGCCCACGGTCCGCATTTTCCCGTTTGATATGTTGGCCCAGGCCATTGTTTACGCAAAACAAATTGCAAACTTAAAGGATTAATCATGGAAATCAAAGCAGTAAAAAGCGCCTTCGGTTGGAAGGCCTGGGACTTTTTCCCGATCGATAGCGAAACCCGCATCACCATAACCACAATGAAGCGCTCCAATGGCCTAATGACCACCACCGTAGTCGGCAGCTGCAAAGAAGGCGAAATGTGGTATTTCACAGCTTGTAAAGACTACAGCATGACCTGGGCGGTTAGCGACTGCAGCCGCGTTACCAAACCAGCTGTGGAAGCCCAGCAAACCCAGGTGATCGCCAAGTTGGACCAGATCAAAACCGAAGTTGCAGCTTTTTATTTACAACTTAGGGAAACCACCTAGTAAATAATTGATAAGCTAGCTTACAATGCATTCATGCCCCAGCAATTTTGCATAGGGTCTTTTAAAAGGAAATTCAAATGTCAGATATTCAAATGTATGGTGTAGCAGATATTGATGCCTACATCAATTCCGTTGTAAATTCTTTTACATACAAAGTTACTGGCGGCAACATGGTCGTTGCTGGACTTATGTCCGATGCCCAGGAGCTTATGTCTTTCGGTGACACCGAAGGCGCTCGCAAAACCCTAAATATTGCCAAAGCTATTGTGTTCCAGATCATGGACGGGCAGCTGGTCGGCACACAACCAGAACGTGTTTAAGGGGATCAGCATGAACTACGCACTAGAACACACCGACCTGGATCGCTTCACTTGCGAATATGACGTAATCGAAGTGGACTGTTTTTTTGAACCTTACAGCTCTAACTTGCTGTTTGCTTATGTCGGCGGTCAATTGATTACGGAAATGCTGCGCGACAGCGTTATCCAGGACTTCGAGCGCCAATATGAAATTGCTTGTCGGGCGGAAGCTGAAGAACAAAAACTCAGCGCCGCCCTTGATCGTTACTACCAAAAAACTGGAGTCATTTTATGAAGCTTGATGCCTACACCCAAAACGCCATCCAAGGCCCTTACACGCCAACACGCCCGACCAGGGCGGACCTGGTAATTCTGTGGTTAAGCGGCTTTGTCGCTGGCCTGATCTTTGCCCTTTTTATAACTGGAAACTAACATGAATAAATTTATCTTTTTACTTTTGCTGGCTGCAGCTGGTTGTTCGTCTTCACCCAGGTTAGCGCCTGTGTCTGAATTTAACGCACCCAACCAAGAATTAATTGTTGATCCCAAAATTCAAATGATGGGACGCAACGAAGTTATCGATGCGGTGCGCCAATGCGAAACCTCTGGTTTGCGGGCGATTCCTATCTACGCCAAACGCAAGGTTAGCGGCTATTCAGTCGAAACCATTGTCGAAGTTACTTGCGGTCCTAAATATCCATACTAAGGAAACACACATGAAAAACATTGCCACCGCCCTGGTCAAAGCACAAAAGGCCTTTGGACCAGCTTTAAAGACCGCTACAAACCCGCATTTCCGCAGCCGCTACGCTGACCTATCCGCTTGCGTGGAAGCGGTTGTGGACGCGTTAAACGATAACGGCATTTACTTGCTGCAGAAAAATTACGATTGCACCGATGGCGTAATGGTCGAAACCGTATTTGTCCATGAATCTGGCGAAATGCTGGAGTGCGGTATTGTCCACTTCCCCGCGGTCAAACACGATCCCCAGGGCTACGCTAGCGCTTTGACCTATGCCCGCCGTTACAGCCTTATGGCTGCCTGTGGCATTGCCCCAGAAGACGATGATGGCAACGCTGCAGCCAAGAAGCCAGCTGCCAAAGCTAACGAAAAAGTTATGACGGACCACCTGGCTGCTATCGATGCCACCAGCAATAGCGAAGAGTTAACCGCAGCGTACCAGGCAGCGTTTGAAGCTTGCAACGGCGACCAGGCCTGGCAAGCCAAAGTTATGGCAGCCAAAAAATCCCGTGTAGATCGTGCAAAAAAGGAAAAAGCAAATGTCAAATGAAGTTGAACAACGCAGCGAAGAATGGTTTATTGCCCGCCTGGGCAAAGTGACCGCATCCCGCGTGGCGGATGTAATTGCTAAAACCAAAACTGGTTATGCAGCCACCCGCGAAAACTACATCGCGCAGCTGGTGCTGGAACGTATCACCAAGACCAAGGCCGAAGGGTTCACAAGCTCCGCCATGCAATGGGGCGTGGACCAAGAACCCTACGCCCGCGGATTTTTTGAAGCCACCACGGGCCAGATGGTTCAAGAAGTGGGGTTCATACCCCATCCATTAATTGACATGGCTGGCGCGTCTCCTGATGGCCTTCTGGACGATGGCGAAGGCATGATCGAGATCAAATGCCCAGAATCGAAAGGAATGATCGAAGCCCTACTAACCCAAAAAGTTCCGCAGCGTTACATAACGCAGATGCAGTTCCAAATGGCCTGTGCGGACCGTAAGTATTGCCAGTATGTGGTGTTCGATCCCCGAATGCCATCTAAGGCGCAATTGTTTGTCAAACGGGTAGACCGTGACGATAAATATATCGCAGAGATCGAAGCGGAAATTGTGAAATTTCTAGCCGAAGTCGATGCCCAGGTCCGACAACTTAACAAAATTATTGATTCAAAATGAAAAAAACCTACGAT